ACTTCTGCTACTAATGCAGCAACATCTGCAAGTAATGCTGCTACTGCACAAACTGCTGCTGAGGCTGCACGTGATGCAACACTAGCTGCATACGATTCATTTGATGATAGATATCTAGGTGCTAAATCATCTAACCCAACACTAGACAATGATGGTAATGCGCTACTTGCTGGTGCTTTATATTACAATACAGTTGCTGTAGAGATGCGTTTATATACTGGATCAGCATGGGTGGCTGCCTATGTATCTGGCTCTGGATTCTTAGCTGCTGCTAACAACTTATCTGATCTAGCTAGTAATAGCACAGCAAGAACAAACTTAGGTTTAGGCACACTAGCTGTCATCTCACCTACAGGAACAGCAAATGCTACTACATTCCTTCGTGGTGACAATGCATGGACAACAGTATCAGTAACACCTACTGCTGTATCAGATCAAGCTAACTCATCAACAGGATACTTTGATCTACCAGTTGGCACAACAGCACAAAGACCAGGATCACCAACATCTGGTAACATGCGTTACAATACTACTACAACTAGCTTTGAAGGATACAATGGAACAGCATGGGGATCTATCGGTGGAGGCGCATCTGCTGGTGGTGCAATCTATGAGAACACAACAACGATTAGCGCTAACTACACATTAACAACAAGCACCAATGGATTATCAGTTGGCCCAATCACAGTCGCTTCTGGCGCAACAGTTACAGTTCCTAGCGGACAACGCTGGGTTGTATTATAATGAGCTACAATGTTTATTGGTTAAGATTGCCAGAACATAATGATATGTTCTTACAAGGATATGTTGGCATTACTAATAATACAAGCAGAAGATTTAAAGAGCATTTAACTAAGACAAAAAATGCACATCTTAAAAATGCTATTAATAAGTATGGATTAGATAATATAATTAAGGAAGTAATTATTGTTGCGGACAAAGCATATTGCTTAATGATTGAATCATTGCTAAGAAATAACGATTCTATTGGGTGGAATTTAATTAAAGGCGGTGGTATTCCTCCAAGTGCAAAAGGAAATAAATATAGACTTGGTATACCTGGATGGTCTAAAGGATTAAAATTGTCTGATAGTCATAGAGAAAATTTAAGCGTTTCTCATATGGGTCAAGTTGCATGGAATAAAGGTAAACAAGGTATTCAAGTTGCATGGAACAAAGGAATACCAATGTCAGATGAATCAAAGGAAAAATTAAGATTGTCTAAGATAGGGAAAACAGTATCAATGGAAACTAAAATAAAAATGAGAAATGCTCATATTAAAAGACATGCATTAAGAAGATTAGGAGAACAACATGGCGAGTAGCATAAATGCCAGTGTGTCTGGTGCTGGTGGACTTATTTCTACTGCCGACAATAGCGGCATATTAAATATACAATCTGCTGGATCTACAGTATTAGCACTTACATCTAGTGGTGCAACAGTAACTGGCACTGGATCTGTTTCTGGTGACTTGTCTTTTAACTCTGGTTATGGATCAGCAGCAGTTGCATACGGATGTAGAGCTTGGGTAAACTTTAATGGAACAGGCACAGTAGCTATTCGTGCTAGTGGCAATGTAAGTTCTATTACAGACAATGCAACTGGTGATTACACAGTAAATTTTACAACAGCAATGCCAGATGCTAATTATTCTGTGGTTATAGCGACAAGTAGAACAGGAGATGTTTTTACTTTAAACATTGCGACCAACAACGCAACAGGAGCTGATGTTGCACCTACAACTGGGGCTATTCGTGTTGTATCTAATGGCGGACCAAGTAGAGGTCCATATGATTCAGCATATTTTTCTGTTGCAATCTTCCGCTAATCAAAGGACAAATTATGAACAAAAGAATTGTATATCAAAATGACGAAGGTGGAATTAGCATTATAGTTCCAGCAGATTGTGGTTTAACCATAGAAGAAATTGCTGCTAAAGATGTGCCAACTGGCAAAGCATATAACATTGTAGACGTATCTGAAATACCAACAGACAGAACTTTTAGGGATGCATGGACATGGGAATAATTGTTGATATAAACAAAGCTAAAGATATTACTAAGGATAGATTACGTTCTGAACGTAAGTCATTACTAGAAGCTCAAGATGTAGCTTTCCAACGTGCTTTAGAATCTAATGCAGACACATCTGCTATTGTTGCAGAGAAGCAAAGACTTCGTGATATTACTAATCAAGTAGACACAATGACTACTGTAGAAGAATTAAAAGGAGCATCACTATGAGCAGTGTAATCATAGCTGGAGATACTTCTGGCACAGTAACATTATCAGCACCAGCAGTATCAGGAACAACAACACTTACGTTGCCTACTACTAGTGGGACTATAGTCACTACGAATACAATGCCAGCTGGAAGTGTGTTGCAAGTAGTGCAAGGTTCTACTTCTACATCTGTAATGACAAACAACACTACTGCTACAGATACTGGTCTAAGTGCATCTATTACACCATCATCAGCATCTAATAAGATATTAGTTATTGTTACTCAAAATTATTACATTCAAGGTGGCAACCCTAATTCTGGCTCTATATTATTATTAAGAGGATCTACAACTATAGGAACTACAGGAGATTATCCAATATGGACAACTGCTGGAACAAACATTGGTGGGATTTATACCATTAATTATTTAGATTCACCAGCAACTACTTCTTCAGTTACATATAAAACTAGACAAAAATTAAGAGATGGCTCTGAAATGTATACTCAAAGAGATAGCGTTACAGCATCTACAATTACACTTATGGAGATTAAAGTATAATGGATAAATTTCAAGCTATATGTAAACTTAATCCCAGTGTAACAGTTATTCGTGGTGATGTTGCATACGATAAAGACGAACAAGAAGTAACCTACGATAACAATGCTGTAGAAGCTCTAGTAGCATCAGAAGCATACAAGGCTAAACGTGCAGCAGAGTATCCACCAATGACAGACTACCTAGATGGCATCGTCAAAGGTGACAACGCACAAGTTCAAGCATACATAGACGCTTGTAACGCAGTTAAGAATAAGTATCCTAAAGGAGCAGCATAATGGCAATGACACTTGATGGCTCAAATGGAGTCACGTTTAATGACGCATCTCTACAAGGAGCTGCTGCGTCACCTTATGTGCTAAAGAACCGTATTATAAATGGTGACATGAGGATTGACCAGAGAAATGCTGGTGCTAGTGTGACTCCTACAGATGGTCAATATACATTAGATAGATGGGTTGCTAGATTAACTCAAGCATCTAAATATACTGTGCAACAAAATGCTGGCTCTGTAACTCCTCCAACAGGATTTATTAATTATTTAGGTGTTACATCTTCTTCTGCATATACAGTAGGTGCAACTGATTTCTTTTTTATAAGGCAATCTATTGAAGGGCTTAATGTATATGATTTAGCTTGGGGAACAGCTAATGCAAAAACAGTAACTTTAAGTTTTTGGGTTCGTAGTTCATTAACTGGAACATTTGGTGGTTCTATTATTAATTCTGATGGCTCAAGAAATTACCCTTTTAGTTACACAATTTCATCTGCAAATACTTGGACACAAATATCAGTAACTATTACAGGCGATACCTCTGGAACATGGCTTACTACAAATGGAATAGGTATTAATGTAAACTTTGGATTGGGTATAGGTTCAACATATTCTGGAGCTGCTGGAGCATGGAGTAGTTCTTTTTATTTAGCACCTACAGGCTCAACATCAGTAGTAGGCACTAGCGGAGCTACCTTTTACATCACTGGTGTCCAAGTAGAAGTAGGCTCAACAGCAACACCATTTGAACGCAGACTTTATAATCAGGAATTGGCTAATTGTCAGAGGTATTATTATCTTCATGTATCAGGAACAGCTCAATTCATAGGAACAGGTTGGATGTATGACGCATCTAATTTTGCCTGTTCAATTCATTTTCCTGTAACAATGCGAACAACTCCAACTCTTAGTGCTACTTCAGGAACAAATTATTATTCTTTTGATAGAAATGGTGGAACTGATAGTTTTAATTCTTTAACAATAACTAGACCACAAACAAACGGCACTTCAATGTATAATAATACAGAAATGTCTGGAACAGGAGGAAACGCTGGAATGACATTTACTAATAGTGCTTCTGCATTTATTGCACTTCAAGCGGAGTTATAATATGTATAAATTAATTAAAAATCCAATGACTAATATTGTAGATGTAGTTAATTTTATTGGCAATGGTTATATTCTTTCTATCCCATTTGACCCTGACAATACAGACTACCAAGCCTACCTAAAATGGGTAAGCGAGGGCAATACGCCAGAACAGGCTGATAATGTCTAAACCTACTCAAGCTGAATTAGAATCAAGACTAAGCACACATGAGGAGATCTGTGCATTTAGATATGAATCTATTAATGCACGACTCAAGCGACTAGAGCAGATCCTATTAGGCACTGCTGGATTTGTGATTGTATTCTTACTGACACAGATATTTAACAAGTAGACATGCTTCTTACTAAACAAAACTTGCGCAAACTATACGCATGCTTTGTTAAGTTGCCACCATTCAATGGCTACCGCATGCCAGCTCCACACAAGGTTCAGTTCGGAATCATCAATACCAATGGCGATGTGCTTGGATATTTTCATACAGATCCTACACGTATTGAAGTAGATGTAACTAATGACACCTACCTAAAGAAAAGCTAAACACT